AAAGAAAGGAGGTTGCCATGACAATTCAAACTCGTGGTTTTACTTTTGATAATAAGACCTCTGATGAGTATGGACTGATGGTATGTGAATTTGACGGGAATACTCCATCTGATACGACAGGTGGCAATATTGAATTTACACTAACCTCCTCTCCTATTCAAAATAGATGGTATAAAAATGGAAATTCAAGTTATTCAGAAGCGATTAAGTTTGAATTCCAAGTTATGAAACAGAATTTTGAGCCAATTGATTCATATGAGTATTCTGCAATTGCTCGATGGTTACAGAGGAAAGATAATTATAAGGAATTCACAGTTACACGATTAGATTATGATACAGTTCATTTTAATGCACAATTAAATGTATCCCCTATTTCTATAGCTGGTGATATTATTGGGATTACAATCACAGGGACAACAGATGCCCCATTTGGGTTTGGACAGTTAATTACACTAAAGGCAACAACAGAAAATGGTATTGGTATGTTAAAGTTTGTAGATATGAGTGATGAAATTGGTTATATTTATCCCGATATAGAAATTGATATTTCCAGTGCTTGTAACCTCAAAATTACCAATGAAACATCGGGTGAAATTTTCAAGCTGGATAATTGCATCAATAATGAAGTTATAAAAATTGATGGAACAATCTTAGAAATCACTTCTACAGCTATATCACATAAAATCTACAACGATACCAACTATAAACTTCCACGTATTGTAAACGACATTAACAAGAGAACGAACATATTTAAGGTTGAGGGTAATTGCACTCTTACTATGAAATATAGACCAATAAGGAAGGTGGTGATCTGATGGCGGTTCAATCATTTAATTTACCCGTTGATTTCTTGAACAATCTTGAAAAACCAATTATCTACATTGCTAAAAAGGATAAAACTTTTCTTGGTGCAGTAAGTATTTATGATGATTTATCTCTTACTTTTAATCTAAATGCTTATCAGACTGCTTCTTTTAAAATCTATAGAGATATCAATGGTAAGAAATATGAACATTATGACGATTTTCAAGAAGATCGTTTGATTATGGTACAGGGTATTGGCTGGTATAAAATTCATGCGGAGACTAATATTGAGAATACAGGGATCTCAAAAAGTATTACAGCAAATTCATTAGAGTGTACATTGTGTAACAAGCGACTCATTGATTTTGAATGTAATACGGGCGAGATTTTGTATGACGATTATGTAAAGACCATCTTCTACGATCCTACAAACCCTAAAGGAAGTTTATTGCATCGTGTATTGAATGTTGCTCCAAGTTGGTCGGTTGGTCATGTAGATGCTACTCTTGCTAACAAACAAAGAAGTTTTGACGAGGACGATATAGATATATATTCATTTTTGACTGGTGATGTATCAGAAGCATTTAATTGTTTGTTTGTTTTCGATACATTCAATATGACTATAAATGCTTATGATTTAGACGATTATGGAGAAGATACAAATATCTATATCTCAATGGATAATCTTGCGCAGTCTATGATAGAAAGCATTGATGAAAATAGCATTATTACATGCTATCGTGTAAATGGTGGTGATGGAATTTATATCAATGAAGTCAATCCAAATAGCACAAATAAGATTTATAATTTTGAATATTATTTACCTGAAATGGAAGAATCTATTCAGAACAAAGTAAAGTTATATAATGAAAAATATCAATCTTTAAAACCACAGTACGAAGAAATTATGAAGCATCTTGGTGATCAGATTGGTGTTATTCAGGAACTTGAAACGAGATTACCTGATAGTTTGGATTCTAAGGATTGGACGAAATATGGATTGGATTTTCTGGATTCAAAGGTTAAATCGTTCAAGAACATAGATGAAGTTTATTGTGCCCAAGGTATGAATAAGCCAAATTCTTTTAACTATAATCTGTATCAGCAAAATCTTGAGGATTTGAACAATGTTACTGCCGAATACAATAAAAGAAAGTCTGAGGTTGATTCTGCTACAGATGTATATAATTCTATTATCGCAGAAAGAAATGCTGTTCAATCTCAGTTGGATATGGATAAATGGTTTACTAAGGATGAATGGAAAACACTTGATTCTTATGTTGTAGAGGAAACATATAGTAACGACAATTATATTACTACAGATAATACAACTGATACAGAGAGATTCGACATTGAACGTCAGCTATATGATGTTGCATGGGAGGATTTATCCAAGAAATGCCGACCACAATATCAGTACACTTCTACTCTTTCTAATGTTCTCACTATTCCACAATTCAAAGGATTCTTAAAGTATTTCCAACTTGGCAACTTCATAAGAATGGCTACTGATTATGATACTGTAATTAAATTGAGATTGATTAGTTTTACAGTTGATTATAACGACACAAGTAAAATTGACGTAACATTCTCTGATGCTATTCGTGTGCATGGTGTATGTAATGATGTAGCCAGTATCATTTCACAGGCTAACTCTGCTGCTATGAGCTTTCAGTTTAACAAAGACCAATACGATAAGTCTGTAAATCAGAGTAACTTTGTTGAGGAAATGCGGAAATATGGATTAGATGTTGCAAATATTCCTGTAAAAAATCAACATCAATCATGGGACGAAACTGGAATGTGGTTCAGGCAATGGAATGAACAGAAGAATGACTTTGATCCCGAACAGATTAAGATTATTAACAACCAAATTGTATTTTCAGATGATGGTTTCCAGAGTGCAAAAATGGCTATCGGTAAGATTCCCATTGACAAAAATGGAAATACTGTTTATGCCGTAAATGCCGAAGCAATTTTAGGAAAATTATTTTTGGGAGAATATCTTACTTTACAAAACAATTCAGGTACTTATAAATTTGATGATGCTGGTTTTATTGCTAAAAGTGGTAATAACTCTGTACGAATTCAACCGAATCAAAGTGAAGAATTATTTTCTATTTATAAGGGGAATAACAAACAGTTTTACGTTGACTCAGATGGTAATGTGCATTTTATGGGCGATTTGACTGGTTCTAGCGGCATTTTCAGCGGTCAGTTAAAAGGTGGCTCTATCAATCTTGGTAATGGGACATTTACGGTTGATAAAGATGGTAATTTAACCGCAAACAAAGGTACGTTTAGTGGAGATCTTATTGGTGGAAGTATTAATATAAACAATGGTAACTTTTTAGTGGATAAATATGGAAATATGAAAGCAAATGCGGGGTTAATTGGTGATTGGGGAATTACAAATGGATATTTATGGTATGATGGTGACTATGGAACAAGTATAATATCTCCAAGCTTAATACAGTTATTATCTAATGGAAATAATGACGGAACAATAATAAGTAATAATAGTATATTCTCTAATTCTATGAATTGTAATTATATAAATGGTTCTAACGAATTGAATATTCAATCAAATGTTATCAATCTAAAAGGTATAATTTTTGCAAACGGTGAACAACTTATCACTTCTTCTTCGCTTCCAAAAAGTACAAAAGATATCGAAGCATCTTACTCAGTTGCAGTTGGAACATATGGCGGTGGATCTAGGCTCATTGATTTTTCTAATTATAGTTCTGGTATTTTGACAGGAGCAACACCAGATTATGTTCAAACGTATGTAAATGAATATGTAGCAGATAAGTTGTCTGAAGTATATCGTAAAATGGTTACTGCATCTGACTTAAGTGGTTATGCAACAAAATCATGGTGTAATAGCACGTTCAAAAAGAAATAAAGAAAGGGTTAATATGGAACAAAAACAGAATAATACACAAGTACAGGAAGTTGTCTCTTATCCAAAAGATAAGATACAACTTCTTTTTAATATTCTGAATTCTATGAATTTTACAGGAATTCAACAAGCGCAAGGAATCGCACAAATTAGTGTGATTCTTAATAGTCCTATTATAGAGGATAAAAAAGAAAATGTAACAAAGGAGTCACAAAATAATGAGGTAAAGTAAATGTCATGTGAAGTATTTAACAATTCAGACTTTGGTATGATTGAAGGATCACAACAGACAATTACACTAGATTTATATACAATTCTTGGAGAAGAATTTAAAAATGTAGCAATAGAATCTGTTGAATGGCGAATGAGCCGCTACGGAGAAACCGAATGTTTAGCTTCAAAAACTTCAGCAGATAGTCCAGATGAAGTCAAATATGAGGAAAATGTAATTACTATTACTCTTCTACCGTCAGACACTATGAACTTATTCGGAAAGTTTACACATCAAATTATAATTCGAGATATTCACAGTTCTATCTTTGTTGCTGATCTCGGCAAAATATCAATCAAACCTTTAATTAAATAATTAAAAATAAGGAGGAAAGCTATTATGGCAATGACTACATATTTAAAAAATAAAACACTTGATAATCAGTTTAGAGGAGAAAGCTATACTCCACCAAGCATTATTTATGTTGCATTGAGTAAATCTGCACCCACAGATGCAGGATCGAATTGTACTGAACCAGACGCTTCAAGTTATAAGCGATTGGCAATCTCTTCTAATTCTGTGAATTGGAACGCAGCTAATGGTGGAAGTATTTCAAATTCTAGTACACTTCGTTTTGCTGAAGCGGAAGAATCATGGACTACACAAGCCGCACCAATTACTCACTGGGCTATGTTCGACCAGGAGACAGGCGGTAATATGCTTTTTTATGGACAGCTCACAAAGACGCAGGAAGTACCAAGAGGTGCGATTTTGGAGTTCCCTGAGAATGGATTGACCACCACTATTCTTAATGCTTAGAAGATGTGAGGTGGTAATATGAGAAGTAATTACCATAGCATCAAAGCTATTATAGATAATTCACATAGTTATTCTGAGATGATACATGGAATTACTGCTTATACTCAAGGATTGATTAGGGCGAATGTCATTAAAATTAAAAATACGGTTGTAACAAGACTGAGACTTGGATTAAAAACAAAACCAAATGTCATTAAAATTACAACCAAAACCGTTGACAGTTCTCTCAAAATTTATCCTAAGATAACAGAAAACAATATCATTGTAAAGAATAATTTTTTAAATAAACTGATGGTAAAATTACACCCATCAGAATCAAATCTAAAAATCGTAAACACTTTCTGGATCTATATTGCCAAAGTTTCCGAGATGATTAATGAAGTAAAAATTAAAAACGATGTAAAACATAATGTTGCTATTCCTGAGAAAATGAAAGATAATTCTATCATTTTCGATGGAGTGGCTAACACTTCTGTTAGCAGTGTACTTCGTATTGCAAATAATGATATTTCAATTGATAATCCACCTGTAAATTCAGCGGCTTGGTATTTCTTAAAGTTAGGAAATTTATCGGGTGCTTTAGGCGAAATCCCAAATGAACCAATAGAAACTTTGGGAAGAAAGAAAGCAATTTAATGAAAGGAGAATTAAATGTCTGAAATATTACAGAATACTGGTGTAACATTGTGGTCTATTAGAGATGACTATGATGAGTTACAGACAAGTGTGTTTGAAGCCTTAACTGGTACTGGTGGAAAAAGTAATATTCGACTGATTGATGAAGCCATTGGAAATATTAATAGCAAGTTAAATGGATATTACTTTGAATACTCAGATGATAGATTGTATATTTGTAAGAAAAGCGAAAATGAGAATATAAAAAGATACCCTGTTACTCTTAATGACAATAATGGACATATTGCATCCAAAGTAGATGGAAGCACAATTACTATTGACGAGAATGGTATTGTCAGAGGATTGCCTGTTGATGATGCTCTCTCTTCTATCTCAACAAATCCGATTCAGAATAAAGTCGTAAAGGCAAAAGTTGATGAAATTGAGAAAAATGTATCAAAAAATACAGAGGACATTAAAAAGAATGTCACAAATATTTCAAACAATACCCAAAAAATCACTTCACTTGAAACAGCGGTTTCTTTGGAAAAAACACGAGCAGAAAGTGTGGAAAATCAACTAAAAACAGACCTTGAAAATGGGAAAAAGGTTTGGGATGACAAATATACCAAATCTGAGGTTGATAATAAATTTTCCACACTCGAAACCAATATCGACTGGAAAGAGGCTGTTAGCACTTTTGATGACATTGCAACCACATATCCTACCCCGGATGACGGATGGACAGTTAATGTAAAAGATACTGATTATACATATCGTTATAATGGTACTAAATGGGTGGCAATTTCTGCTAATGCCATTCCAAAGGCTACGGATAAGGTTGACGGACTTATGACAAAGGAATATGCAAAGAAGTTAGATGGACTGACAAAATATACACCAGACGGTACTACTATTACTGCTGACGAAGATGGTACGCTTCATGGTGCAGACACAATTCAAGTTGATGGGATCACAATCACAAGAGACGATGCTACAAAAGTAATTGCTCTCGCTAAAACATTACAAGATAAAATAGCCTTGGTTGATAATAAGATTGATAAAGCTAATGTCGCAAATAATCTCACTACAACTGAGGCTGATTTTGTATTAGACGCAAGACAGGGTAAGGCTTTACAGGATCAATTAATTTCTTTAAACGGCAGTCTAAATGGTAAGAAAGT